TTTCTTAACATTCGAGAGTCCACAACTGCCTGGCGGAAGTCAAGCAAGTGGAGCTGTTAAGATTTCGGGTGGCAGAATCTATTCTGCTAATGTAGCACTGGGTGGTTCTGGATATACTTCTCCACCTGCAATTGTTGTTAAAGGTGTTGGACAGTCTGCAGCAGGTGCTGTTATCACTGCAAATATCACTATCGATAATCCTGCGGTTAAGATGGGCGTTGCTGTTGACACAGGAGAAGTAACTAATTCTACAACTCCAACTAAATTTAAGTTTAAGAATCCTGTTTACTTACAGAATGATGTATCTTATGCATTAGTTGTTGAGACAGATTCCACCGAGTACAAACTCTGGGCATCTAGACTAGGTGAAACAGAGATTGTCACCAGTTCTCCTGTAACCACACAACCTCTACTAGGTTCTGTATACAAAGCACAGAATACCGATAACTGGACCGAAGATCTATTTGAAGATCTCAAGTTTAATTTGTATCGTGCAGAATTTGATATCACCAGACCTGCAAATCTCAAACTTTCCAATGAAGTTCTTGGTTTAGAGAATCTCAAATTGAATCCAATTGAGACTAGTGGTGTTTCTGATCAGAATGCAACTGCTGAACTATTCAAACTCAATAACAAATATGTAAAAGTATATCATAAGAATCATGGTTTTGAAGACCGTGGTAATTCTTATGTCTTTATGACAGGAGCAGATGGTGTAGGTGGTGTTTCAAGCACCCAGTTAAATACAACTCTATTCCAAGTTAAGAATGCTGGTATTGATACTTATAATATTATCAATGCAACAACTGCTGCATCTAGTGTCAAGGGTGGTGGTAGTTTAGTTCTTGCTTCTTATAATAGAAAATTTGAAAGACTATATCCACGAGTTAGTTACTTGTCGTTCAGTGGAACAACTATTGACTCTACTGTAAGAACCACAAACATTGTTCCTGTTGATTCTGATACTAATGTTTATACATCATATTCGCAAACAGGATATGAGAAGACTTTCTTGAATGAAATTCAATACTTCACAAATCAGAAAGTTATTGCTTCTAACATTAACCAAGTCATGAATAATCTAGATAATTCTCTAGAGTATAAGATTGACTTCCGTTCTGATGTTTCATACTTATCTCCTGCCTTTGATCTTTCTTCTTCCTCTGTAATCACTTCTACAAATAGAATTGAAAAAGCAGCAGGTAGCGAGACAAGATTTGGTAGAAGAGATCAAGTATTGAAACTCAAAGAAGTTTATGAGTTTGGAACAGGATCTTTGACTGGTGGTGATATTGAGGTAGGAGATTCTATTGAAGGATCTAACTCTAAGGCAAAAGGAATTGTTGTTGCTAGAGCAACAGTTAGTGGTACACCAATTGTAACAGTAAGAATTTCTACCGTAAATCCTTTCGTCAAAGGTGATACGCTGTCAATTTCTGGAGAAACAATTACTCCATCGATTACTACCGATCCAATTAAGATTGAGTTTGGTGGTACTGATGGTCCTGTAATTATTGCTAATGGTGCAACCATCAAGGCAAGAGATGTTGGTCTAACAAATACATTCGATGCTAAGATTGAAGGTAAAGTTACATTCTTTGATATCAAGAACCAGACCATTACTGTTAAGAATGACAAGAAACCATTTGGTTCTACAACATTTACTCAAAGCGTTTCCGAAGCTGCAATTGTAGAACCTTCGATCGCTAGATCTGGTACTGGTGTCGAAGACATCTTCCGTGTAGGAGACATTATTCAGTACACTGGTCAAGATGAAGATGAAAAAGCATATTGGGAAGTCAAGGAATTGACATACACCGATGGTGTTGATTATTCTCCAGAAAATAATTTCTCGAATAGTTCTTCCCTTGCTAAGTATGTAACCAAAGAAATTTCCATTGGAAACCCAGGAACTTCTATCAATGTCAAGTTGACTGCAAATGTCAAAGATATTGAAGACATTCAAGTATTGTTTAGATATAAAGAGTCTTCCAGTCAAGAATCTTTTGATGTTATTGAATATCAATACTTCAATGGAACTGGACTACCAGATGTTCCGACAGTTGCAACTTCTACCAATACTATTTCTAGTGTTGTTGAGAAGCAAGAATCTTATCAAGAACTAGAGTACAGTGTAGCAGATCTACCTGAATTCTCATCTTTTGGAATCAAGATTGTCATGAAGTCTGATAATCCTTCTTATGTTCCTAAGATTCAGGATATGAGAGCTGTTGCTTCTTATTGATTTCCGCGCATGGGTTATATCAAAGTCGAAGGACATGACGGTCTCGTAAGAGACGAAAACACAGGTGCCATCATCATTCGAGACAATTCTGCCATAGAAGGTAGAAGGAAATCGAAGCAGCTAAGTTCCGCGTTGGAAGACATAAATACATTGAAGAATGAAGTCTCTGAAATCAAGTCCCTTCTGCGCGAGTTAATAAAAAATGCCAGCAATTAATGTAGCAAGAACTGATACCTTTGAACTACAAAGGCAAAAGATTAACCAAATCGGTGATCAAATTTTTAACATTACACAGGGTGGAAGTGATCTATCGACTGGTAATTTAAAACTTGGTGATGGATCATTAGCAGCTCCATCGCTAGCTTTTGTTAATGATGAAAAATTAGGTATCTATAGAGTAGCATCTAATGTTCTTGGGTTCACTAGCAACTCTAAAAAGGTATTAGATGTTGAATTAGAAGGATTAAAATCTTTTAAAGATTTTTCTGTTATTAGAAATTCTCTATCAAATAGCAGTATCACTCTTGTATCTGGTGGACAGAATTATGATGTAGGATCTTATACCGCAATTCCTATTGTTGGTGGTTCTGGTAGCAATGCTACTGCAGATATTACTGTAATTGGATTCTCTGGATCAATTACAAACAGTGGAGATGGGTATCCTGGTGGAGGATATTTTGATCAAACACTGACTGGTGGAAATGGTAGTGGTACAATTGCAGACTATGATGTAACCCTTATCCAAGGAACTTTAACAAATGCTGGTAGTGGATATGTAGAAGCAATTTATTCTGATGTTCCCCTAACAGGAGGTAATGGATCTGGAGCAACTGCAGACATTGAAGTAAACGATGTCGGTGAAGTAATTGACTTTGTTATTTCTGCTGAGGGTGATGGTGGATATAACCAGGGTGATGTACTTTCTGTAAATAATGCAGATCTTGGTGGAAGTGGTGCTGGTCTCGCTTTTACTATTACAAATAACCCAGGAACAGTTGAGTCTTTTACAATTACTCAATATGGAACAGGGTATCAAGTAGGAGATGTATTAACTATTCCTGGTACAGGTTCTCCTGCATTTGCTTATACTATTGATGCTATTCAACCAGTATCTGTTGTTAGTATCAACGGCGCAGGTGTTGGTTATAATACAGGAGATGTATTAAGTGTAGACCCAACTACACTCACTCAAGTAATTAGATATTTTGTAAAAGTTATTCCAACGCAAAAATTAACTTTTTCAAATACTGTTCCAGATACAAGATTTTCAAAAGGAGACACCCTTAAGGGTATTGATGGTGCGGCGATTGGTATATCATTAGATGGAATTTACACAGGAACTCCTGGACAACAATTTCCCAATGTACAGTTAAATGATGGTTCTGGAACTGGATTAATTCTAGACTTTGAAGTTGATGGAACTGGTGAACTAACAATTTCAAACACTGTTTCAACTGGTTTTAATTATACTCAGGGACAGCAAATTTCCGTTCCTTCAAGTGATGTTGGTGGTATTACAGGTGTTGTAGTAAATGTTGACACTGTTTCTGTTCGTGCTGAAGTTTCTTGCCTAGCAGTGTATTCCACTGGTGGCAATATTGATTATATTGTAATCGAAGAAGATCCAGATTTGACTGCTGGTGAACTAATTGACCTTTCAGTAGGTGGTGCATTAGGAACCGCAGGTACTATCGCAACTCTTGATACTCAAAATCAATATTTACTAGATGATGGAACGACAGTTGGTCCTAATAATGATCCTCAACCAGTTGCTGATACATATCATCCAAACCTAACACTTTACTCTGGAAACACTTACGAATTTGATCTTGGAGACACTTCTGTTTCTGGTCACCCATTTGCGTTGTCAGAAACCCCAGATGGTATTCATACATCATACACACAAAATTCAGTAACATTAAATACTGCTTCTACAACAATTACTGTTACAGATACTACAAATATTCTTGTAGGAATGCCAGTAGCAGTTACTGGTGGTACAGGTACACTAGATGCTGCTACAGTAGTACAAAGTGTTGATAATGCTACTACTATTACTCTGTCGGTTGCTCCACTAGTAAATGGAACTGCTAATCTATCGTTTACTGGTTACGAGTATACTACTGGTGTTGTAAAGACTGGAAATATCACATTAAAAGTAACTGATACAACACCCGACTTATATTATTATTGCGGGACGCACTCTGGAATGGGTGGCACATCTCCAGACTTCGATGTATTGCCATCAGATACCAACAACCCTAAAGTATTTGGTTCAGGTCTATCATTTACTGCTACAGATATTGATTCAACAGTTGCAGTTAGTTTAGATGTAGACGCAGGTGTTATCACTGGTGATTCTTTATCTGCAGTTTCTGGACAAGTACAAACTTTTGAAGCTACCACTTCTGTTACAACACCTACAATTAGCACAACAGATATTACATGTGCTACTTTAGGTTCCACAAATACGATTGTAGCAACTGCTACAAACGGCATGTTTGTAAACGGAGACTTTAATGTTGGTACTAACATCACCATTACTGATTCAAATGGTAACCTAGAAACTAGTGGAGAAATCAAATCTACTGGTTCCTTTAATTCTGATAATAGAGTTAAGTTACAGGGAGATACTTTATCAGCATTTGCTGGAAATAATATTAATCTCACAGTTACTGGAGAAAATGTTGTTCGTGTAAATGGAACATCTGCACTGGGTATTCCATCTGGTACAGAACTTGATAAACCAACAACAAATTATAACGGATATATTAGATTTAATACTGATACAACTCAGTATGAAGGTTATAGTGAGGCAACTAGTTCTTGGTCATCTCTTGGTGGTGTAAGAGACATTGATGGCAACACTTATATTATTGCAGAAGCAACGGTAGGTGCAAATGACAACACACTATACTTCTACAATGATAACACAAATACAGTACAATTAGGAACTGAGTTTTTAGACTTTAGAAGCGTTAAGAAAATTTCTTCTGCTAGACTAGGACTACCAAATTATTCTCTATGGACACCTGGAGCAGAAACTTCTGTTGGAGACTATATTAAGCATAGAAATAATCTATACGAAGTAACAGGAACTGTAGGTCTAGGTCAACTTGCTGGAACTGGACAGGAACCTGTACACACCTCAGGAGTTGTTACAAATGGAGATGCTCAGTTAACATGGTACTCATCTGCTGTGTCTCCTCTTGCGTTTACAGAAGTGGAGGAGTTGAGAGTAGCACCAGATAAAGACGCTGCTCTCGTAGTTAACGCATCACTAAAACTAGGTGGAACTAGCAATTTAGATTGGAATACAATCTCCACAGTTTCTGAAGACTTGACACTGAGACCAAATGGTAGTCAAAAAGTTGTTATTGATTTGAATACATCACTGGTAATTCCAGTTGGTAATAATAACCAGAAAGGAACTCCTGCTCAAGGATCTATTAGATATAATACTGATATCACTCAGTTTGAAGGATACAACGGTGCTCAGTGGTCTTCTCTGGGTGGTGTTAGAGATGTAGATGGAAATACATATATTATTCCAGAACCTTCTCCTGGTTTCAATGATAACATTCTGTATTTTTACAACAACAATGTAAATACATTAAAGTTAACTGAAACCGTTCTAGATTTCACAAACATCGATACCGTTACTACAAGCGGTGGAAATTCTCTCGCTATTAATACTCAGATAGTTACTCTGAATTCAAATGAAACTACTATTGATAATAGCGATGCTTCCTCTACATTTATTAGCACAACAAAACAATACCTAGATTTAGGTTTATCTGCTGGGTTGACAGTCGATCCCGTACTTAGACTTGATGATCAAGGTGATGTTTTCTTGAATGTTGGATTTGGAACAGGAACTTTCAACGGAGTCAAAATCTTTGACGGAGATTTGAAAGAATTTGAACTAGCAGATTATGCTGTAAAGACTGATACTTTTGATTTAACAAAAGGAACATCCAATCAGTCTGCTACTACATTATACAACAAAAACAATAGCAAAGGTTGCAAGGTAACTGTAATTTCTAAAGGTGCTTCTGGCAAAAAATCTTTTGCTGAATATTCTGTCATTGATGATGGAACTGATATCTACTATACAGAAATTGGTGCTATCAACACTAATGGTGTTGATGGATTTACCGCTGCATTTGATTACAATGCAACAGATGAAACAAGACTCACTGTAACATTATCAGATGATCATGCTAATGGCGATGTGGTTTCGTTCACCGTAGTAACTCAAACAATTAAGTAAAATGGCAACTAATTTAAAGCAATTTGATTCTCTTGGTGGATTTTCAGTAAATGAAACCACCGTTGTTGACGAGAATAAAAACATCAAAGATGCTAACACTTTAGAATTAAAAAATAGATTCTATAGTGATAGCACAATCACTCATTATATTTTGCGTGGTTCCAATACTGCCACATTGCAACTAGATGATGTTGGAACAAACATCACACTTGATAACTCTACAATCAATTTTATTACAGGAAATTTTCTTGGAGTAAACCCAGCGGGAGTTGTTTACTCTGGTAAAATTGAAAGTACAGTTCTTTGCAATGCACTAGGAAATGTATCAACATTGTCTAGTTTAGAGACAATTATTAAAGAGGATATTCCTACCTCTGAAAGTTGGAACATTATCCCATTTACGGCAACAAACAGATTTAGTTATGCTACAACCAGATCTGGCACAACTCAACTAATTAAATGGATTGTATCGACTCAGGTTGTAAGTATTGCCTGGGCTTAATGCTAAATATATCATAGGAAAAAAGTCAAGGATACGGCAGCACCATGAGTTTTAATATTAATTCCGATAAGGAAAGAATTAAGGGCGTCTCACCCCAGCTTGTCGGTGAAAATGAAACTACAATTAGGATTGGTTCTGGAAGTGATGAAGGCGAAGTTTTCAGAGCTCAGAAAGATCCTGTTAGTGGATTGCCTAGAATTGGTATTAACAGAACTGGTAGAAGAGTTAATGCAATTACAGTAAACCAGGGTGGATCTGGTTACACTGTTGCACCAGCGGTTACTATTGATGCACCGCCTGCAGGAGATACTGCTAGACAAGCATTAGGTTCTGCAATCCTTGGTCTTGCTGGTGAAGTTAGTGCTATTGTAGTTACCGATTCTGGTGACGGATATACTAGTGCTCCTAATGTGTTCATTACTGGTGGCAACGGAGTTGGAGCAAGTGCTACTGCTACTTTAGACACTGTTGATTTTGAATTAGACATCAATGGTGCTATCAGAACTTCTACCTCTATCATTTCAGATACTGCTAGAGTTCTAAACCTCGATATTGATAACTTTGTTACCCCAGACCTAGAACTTAGAGCTCCTAACTTAAAAACATTTGCCAACAATACTGGAGTATTGTTCACTCCAAATGACACTGTTAACAAGAATGAGTTCATTTATGCTGGGCAAAATATATACCAAGCATTAAATGATGGAAAGACTGGTGCAACCCCCCCAATCCATAAAGATGGAATTGAAGTTAATGGAAACGCATTAACTGCTGCTGTAGATCCTGGAGTTCAGTTTAAGCATATTGGTTATCGTGTTAACGATCCAAGTTCTTATCAATATAATGAAACAGGTGATGCTGGTGTATATCCTCGTTCTATCACTCCTCTATTAGGTGATAGATCCGATAAAATCGCTACTACCGAATATGTTTTAAACCTAGCAACTAATGATGTTGGTGGTCGTGTTTATGTATCAGAACAAATTGGTTCTGACTTGAATGATGGTAGATCTGCTGTTGCTCCAGTTAGAACAATTAAGAAAGCAGCACAGATTGCATGGTCTACTCCTGGAGTTAAAGAAACTCTAATTGTTGCTGGTGGTGATTATACAGAAGATAACCCAATTTCACTACCACCTGACTGCTCGGTTGTTGGTGATAACCTTCGTCTTGTAATTATTCGTCCTGGAAATCCTGGAAAAGACATTTTCAAGTTTGGTGATAAAAACTATGTTACTGGAGTAACATACAGAGACCAAGTTGATTCACAAGGATTATCTACAAATACATGGCGTTATGCTATGGTGTTTGATGATAAACAGAGAGTTGTTATTGATAATGAAGTTAATGGAGACTTTGGCATTAACTTCCCGATTGGTCATCAAGTTATTGGTCCACAAAGATTTAGATTAACTTTTACAAGTAACACTGGTGGAAATGCTCTTACATCAGGAATCGATGTTGTATCACAGATTCAGGGTGCTAGAGCAAGAACAGTTGCTGTTACTTTTGATGCTATCACAGGTCAAAATGCATATAATGATGGAACAGTTGATGTAGAGATTGTCAGTGGTGGTTTCTCTGATACAGAACCATTTACATATTATACTAGTGCTACACAAGGAGCACAAATTAATGGACAGACAGTTACTCAAACTGCAGGTGAATTACGTCTTAGATTTACTACCGATCCAACTACAGCAATTCCTGCAGGTACAATCGTATTTCTAAATGATGTTGCTAACAGCGTATTCACTTCTGGTTTCTATGAAGTAACTGGTATCTTTACTGATAACGCTCCTTCTTATTGGGATGTAAGATTTGGAACATTACTAAATGCTCCAACATGGTCTTCTATTGGAGAAACATTTGCTAGTGGTGTCGAGATTTACACAGCATCTACAACTAATGCTCAATTTACTTCTCAATCGGCAGACTCTATTAGAGCAGAAGCGGAAGTTGTATCTACAGATTATGATGTAACTACAACTTTGCCAATTAGTAGAATTGACTTCTCTCTGCAAGGTGATGCTAGCATTGCAACAGGTGGTTTCCAAGAAGCACAGTTTGGTAGCGCAGAAGATTTAGGCGGTATTGTTTTCTATACAAATGCACTTACTGGTGCTGATAATATCCACGATTTTAAAGAAGGTCAAGAAATTGAGATTGAAGGTTTACCAACCACCTCACCAGATCTTTCTGCTTTCAACGGTAAGCAAAGAATTTACAAAGTTCTAGAAGACGCTGATGGTCGTTCTAGAAGATTTGTAATTCCTAAAAAATTCCCATCCTTAACTCTAACTGATTTTGATCCTGGACAATTTGCAAAGGTAAAATCTTATTCAAAGTCCATTACTTTATCCCTAAGAAACTCCCCAAACAAGTTCCCTGTTTCTACTCCAGAAGCGAGAAGATATCAAGATGCGTGTCAGTTAATTAGAAACAACAGAGCATTTATTGCTGATGAAGTTGTAGGAAGAATTAACAGAGAATTTGCAAAAGACTATTACTCTGTATACAACTTGTCTGGAAGTTCCTTTGATATCTATCTAGGAACCAGTTCTTTCATTCATACTTATGTCAGTGGAGGATCCGTAACATTTGATGGTAGTGTTTACACTATTACTAATTTCACTTACGATAATGCGGTAACTGGTGTTGCTACTATTACCACCTCAAGTCCAATTTCCGAATTGTCGGAAGATGACACTGTAAAACTTGCTGATATTTTAGTCTCCTGCAACAACGGACAAAAAGTATATCCAAGTTTCTCTATTCCTGTAGATGATGATCAATGCCGTCAGGATGTTGAGCACTTCTTGAATGCATTAGTGAGAGACCTTGAGTTTGGCACAAACCACAATATTGTAGAAGCGGGTGAAAAATATATTGTTGGTGCAAAAATTGATTATGTAGATAATGAAATTATTCAAACTGTTCGTGCTATTGAGTATACCAGAGAACTAGCAATCTGGGCAATGGCAAACTGGAGGACAGGAACCAGATTATCAACAGAACCAATCTACACTCCTCAGTTTACCAGTCTACCTCAATATTTTGACGACACTGTTATTACATCCACTGCAAATCAAAATGCAGACGGAACCGCATCAGATGGAAATGGTTGTTCTGATGTAGCTGCTGCTATCGATACACTAGCATTCCTTTACATCGATGTAGTTGCAAACAATACTAACGGAACATATCTAGATGCAGCATATTTGATCGCTAGAAACAGAGATCTTATTGCTGATCAAGCATACTTAGATGCCAAATCAAAATATGCAGACTTGGGTCTAAACAATGTAGATGAAAGAAAATGCCGTAGAGACATTAACTTTATTCTAGGTGGTCTAATTAGAGACTTGTCTCTAGGTGGCAACAGCGGTATTTTAACAAATGCTGAGACTTACTACACAGGTAATACGCTGACAGGTGTTCCTGATGGGGAAATTGGTCCTACTAGATATGCGTTTAAGCAAGTTGCTCGTTATGCAACTGCTGCAATGCGTAACTGGACTGGAGGAAACTATACTGATACAACTCCAAATGGAGCAACTTACAATCCTGCTTCTGGTCAAGTAACAGTAACATTCCCAGATCCTGTTACACCACTCACTACAAAAGATAGAATTGCATTCAAAGAAGGTGCAATTACATTTAGTTGTTCTGATAATGGTGGCGGCAATCATGCATCTCCAGAAAGATTTGATTCCAACTTTGGTAAAGATTATGCAATTACTAATGTAAACTCTTCTGGTGGTAATACAACTGTAACTTGTACTGTTCCAACTGGCGGAACAGCACAGTCTGCACATACTTTTGTCAGTGCTCTAACAGATGGTACTGTATTAATCTACGACACAGTAGAAACATGCTCAGCAATTCCTAAGTTTGTAGATTGGAATATCCTTCTAGATTCTACTGCATCTGCACAAGCAATTAAACTAATCACTCCAACTGCTGCTACCTATGATCCAGCAACAGGTGATTTTGTAGTTACTTCTGCTGGTCATGGACTCACTACTTCTGATGCCATTAGACTCGCACCAGAAAGTTTTGTGTTTACTTGTGCCATGGATGGCAACAAGACAGAGCACTATTTGCCTGAAGTAAATCAACCTGCATACGGAACTACTCTAGCAATTACAGCAGCAACAACAAATACATTCACTGTTAATGTTGGTGCATCTGGTCCTGATGTACAATTCACACCAACAGGTGCTACATACGACCCAGCAACGGGTCTGATGGTTCTTACTATTGGATCTCACACCTTGAGTGTTGGCGAAGGTGTTGTTCTTGACGACAATTCATTCACATTTACATGTGATATGGATAATGATCAAGCACAGAAGACTTATCCTCGTCCTGGTATTGATCCTTTTGCTGGTAAGTCTATTCCGATTGTTTCTAGAACAGATACAACTATTACTTTAGATGTAGGTAAGTCTGGTCCTAACAAGTATTTCACTCCTACTGCTGCTAACTATGATCCAATTACTGGTGACATGACAGTCACTGTAGGTCAGCATGGTTTGGGAGTCGGACGCAGTGTTGTCTTGGAAGACAATTCCTTTACTTTCCTATGCGACTACAATGGCGACAATTATCAAACGCCTAAGACATATCCTCGTCCTGGTATCGATCCATTTGCTGGTCAATCAATTGCAATTACTGCAGTTGGAAGCACTGGACATACACCAACAGATGTAATCTATGATCCTACTGCTGGAGATATTCAGTTTACTTTAGCAAATCATGGATTTGCAAGTGGTGATTATGTCTTGATTGAAGATGATGCAATCACACTCTCCTGCACATTAGATAATAATGCAACCAACCACACTTACCCAAGATCCCATGATTATGGAAGTGGAAGATGGTTTGCATTGGAAGAAGTAACCACAAATACATTTAAGATCAAAGGTCTACCAATTCCAAGAGATTGTTCTCCTCACACATTTGTTTCCTTTGCAGCAAATGGACTAAGGCGTCAAGACGGAACATTTACAATTAATGTTGGTAATGGTGGAGTATCTACATCTGCACACACCTTTGTATCTGCTACAACAAATGCTATCAAGCACGAACCACAAACAGACCACACATTTGTTAGTGCTTCAGCAAATGCAGTTAAGCATCTACCACAGTCTACACATACATTTAAGAGAGTAGACGATAATGCTGTTGCAGCATTCAATAGTGTAAGTGGTGGTCCTGCATGTTCTGGTGTAGAGCAAACTATTGACACAGAAATGGATCTGTTGGATAGTGTTCTTAGATATGCTACAGATCCTGTAAATGGTACGCAACCAGGATCTGTAACTAAGACATACGGAACTTTATTCGACACTTCCAATATCAAGACATATCCTGATAGTTACATCTATGATACACAGGGTGTCAGAATGGCAGTTCGTGCTGACTTCGATGATTTCCCAATTATTGAAGCATCACCATATACCCAGAACGCATCTGTTATCTCCGCTCTTGGTGGCGGTGGTGCTGAAATTGATGGTAATAAAGTCAAGCAACCAAACTCTCCTTTCCCAGGTCTAGAACCAGACGGAAGTGCAACATTCCCCAACCAAGGTAAGTCCATGGTTGCGGCAGCATTTACCGTTGTTTCTCAGAACGGTACTGGATACATCATCAAGAATGATGGTTATGTTCAGTTGGTTTCTGTATTCTGTATCTTCTGTAAAGATGGTGTTGTTGCTGAATCTGGTGGTTATGCATCGATTACAAACTCCGCTACTAACTTTGGACAATTTGCACTAAGAGCAAATGGATTTAGAGCTGAGTCTTATACATTTGATAGAGCGACTATTCAATCTGTCAGTCAAACTGCTGCTGGTAGAACTACCCTCACTGTTGCTGGTCTAGGAAGAGCGCCACTAGAGCACTATATTTTAAAAATTCCTGGTTACAGAACACAAGCATCTAATATTGAGTATTTCATTGATGCAGTTGGTGCTGTCTCTGCTGCTGCTCCATATACAGCAACAATTACAGTTGCAAATGGTGATGGTAATGATCCATTAGAACTAGTTAGAGAAAGTGATAATACCACAATTAGTGGATTAACTGCTCTACAGCAAGAACTAACACCATCTGGTCAAACTAACGCTAGTATCAATCTACATAGACCGTCTATTGTTAACTCTTCTTCCCACACTTGGGAATATGCAGGTGCTGGTACTGACTATAATGCACTACCAGAAAACGGCGGTACTAAGATCGAAGAGTATGAGCAGGTAGATGGTCCTAACCAGAACTATGGTCGTGTCTATGTCTCTGGTACGGACGAACTTGGTGACTTCAAGGTTGGTACATTCGCAAGAATTGAGAACAGAACTGGTGCTATTACCTTTACAGGTACGGTTACCATCTCCGAAGTTGAATTCTTGAAACTGAAGGGTGGTACGGTTGTTGTTACTGGATTCTCTTCCGACAATACACTTGGTGGAGCAAATACATCTGACTCCAAACTACCAACACAAAAAGCAGTTAGAGACTTTATCACCAACAACCTTGGTGCATACATCAACAAACCATATTCTACAAACGCAGTTCCAAGATCTCTAGTTGAACTTACTGATTCTGGTAAGATTTCTCTAGACCAGATTCCTGCACTAAGACCATTTAGTGTCTTCACGGTTGCTGATGAAGCAGGAAGACTTGCTCTAGAAGGAGCACTTGCTGGTGACATTGCTATTCAGAATGACACTCAAAATTCATTCATTCTGAATAATGATAATGATAGTTTGTTCCTAGGATTTGCTGTAGATCCAAACCTTGCATTTACTATTGGTGATCTATACACAGGATCTCCTAGTGGCGGTGTTCTTCAGGCAACTGAATATAGAGAAGGTGTTGTATATCAAATTAACATCACAAATGGTGGTGCTGGATATACAACTACTCCATCTGTTACTATCAGTGGAGGAAATCCAGCAGTTGGCGCAGTTTCCGCAACAGCAGAATGTTCTATTGCTAGTGGACAAGTTGTATCTGTTACAATCACTGTTAACAATGGATACCTTGGTGGTTATGGATACACGACCGCTCCAACAGTAACTATTGCTGCTCCACCTTCTGGTGGTACTCTAGCAACAGCATCTGCTTTGATTGAAAGTAGATTGTATGGCGATATTATTAATAATATCAAAATTGCAGACACAGATACAATTTCTGATGATACTACTCCAACAGCAAATGTTGTTAATATTACTAGATCCGTTAACACTTCGTCGAGTGATGCAACTAACTGGGTATCTCTTTCTGCACAAGCTGTTAATATTGGAGATCTTACTGCAACACCTGGAAATGTAATTAGTTCCACACTACTGGGTACTGGTTCTGCAAACTCCTTCTCGTTCTTGAGAGGTGATACGAAGTATGCACCTGCTGTACAAACAGTCAAAGGAACAGAAAGAAGATACTTTGGTAAACTATATTCTCAGGCAACTCAAGGTTCCAGTCAGTTAATCTTTGAAGACATTGAAGTTCTGAACGATATTGTTATTGGTCATGATGTAAGTGAAAGTGTAACTGGTATTCAAGCGAGCACGGTTGTTAACGGGTTTGCTTCTACTGGTGGACTGACAACTGTTGCTTTAAATAATCCTATTGCTAGTGGAGTAACAATTCCTGCAGGGACATTCATTGAATTCTTCCGCAGTCCATCTCCTATCAAAATTGATTCTATCAATACTAAGGGAGACTTTGTTGCAGAAATTCTAATTGCAAATCCTGGCACTGGATACACACAAGGAGATTATAGAAATGTCCCATTAACTGGTACTGGTGTTGGAAGTGGAACTGGATTAGAAGCAAATATTATTGTTGGTGCTTCTGGAACTATTGATAGTGTAACCATTACAAATGGTGGTGAAAACTTTACTGCATACCAAGACTCCACTGTCAATGGAGACTTCACAATCACAACTCCTGCGGTACTAGGACCAGGAAATAGCGGAGTTCTAGAAGCAAAAACAACTACTTCAACTAGATCTCATGGTTTCGTTGGTTTGGATGTTGATAGAGTTACTGATGCAACAATTTCTGCTGACCCATTCGGTACATCTGGTGTTGCAAGATTCCTCAAATCTCAGTTTATCCATGGATCAAACGGATCCATCACAATCAAAGACCAATCAAATACAATTAGTAGTGGTCTAGATGCTGACTTGCTGGATGGTCTACAAGGAACCGATTATCTAGATGGTGCAAACTTCTTCGATGATTCTATCACACCTGATAAAATGCAGAAGGGTGTTGATTATGATTTCAATGTGGACGGTTCTTCTGGATCTACTGACAAACTCAATACGATCAATCAGAACCCATCATCAAACCCACAACCTTTTGAAACTACTCAAGGCATCGGTCTTAGAACAATCTTTGATACTGCTGATGGATTATCAACTGCTTACCCATCTGTTGTTTCTGGAAATCCTAGTGCAACAAAGCACTTGGTAATGACAATTAGAACAGATGGTAGTAGTTCTACAGTTGATGGTGGTGGTGTAAGACAACTTGCATTTGGTAATGATGATAATGTCTATCTCCGTGGTTCTGGTGCTGCTCTAAACCAGTGGTCAAATTGGCACAAAATGTACCATAGTGGAAATGATGGTATCAACAGCGGTCTTGATGCTGACCGTCTTGATAATAAGGAAGGGGTATGGTATCAAGAACCATTCAATTTAAATGCAGTTGATCCACTAACTAATACTCCTCAGCAAATTTGGGAAACGCATCTTCCTAGATTCTTAGACCAGACTAAATTTAAAGACAAAATTAGAATTAGAACTTTCTCTGGAACAGATACTGCATATGCCATCTTCTTCAGACAAATATTAGATACCAGTGCTACTGGAATCTATAAGGCAACTGCTCAGTTAAATCTATATGATATTGGAGATAACAACCTTGGAAACTTCACTGTTGATACTCCAGTTACATATACTGATGCTAATGATTCTACAAATAATTACACTATCCTAAGAGGAAGACTGTCTAGTGGTGGATCATTTACAAATGTTGTTAAAATAGGATTGGCGGGTCAAGACCCAGCGTTCTTCGATGCATATGCATTGGACGACAACAATATCATGTATGAACCACTAGATTTGGGTAATGATAGTGGAGATGGATATCTAAGACTTGGTAGAAGAGATAATCAAGCATCCAA